ATGCGCACTGGTGAGGTGCGAGCCCTTAAATGGGCGGACATTAAAGATGGCAAGATCCTTGTCCACAGCAACTGGACCCTGACACATGGCTATAAAGACAGCACCAAGACCAATAAGAAGCGATGGGTGCCACTGAACCGCAAATGCCAGGCGATCCTTGATCAGTTGCCGCAGGATAGCGAGTTCATTTTTCCTTGGGACCGGATCGCATTTCAGAGCTATTTCAGAAAGAAGCTGCAGCCACTCCATGCTGTTGGATTGATCTCCCATACTTACCGCCCATACGACTGTCGGCATACGGCGATCAGCCGTTGGATCGAAGCTGGCATCCCGGTCCCGCAGGTTGCAAACTGGGCGGGCAATACTGCTGAAGTGATCTTCAAGCACTATTGCAACACGACACAGGAATACGAAGTTCCTGAGCTTTGACCTACACTGCTTCCACTGATCCATGACCATGACCACCACCCACTGGCACATCGCCAACCTTGAGCGCGAAACCAGCGACGGCTATGTCTTCATCGCCCACTACACCGTGGACGCCAAGGACGACACCTATAGCGCTGGAGCCTATGGCAGCATCGGCCTGGAGCGCCCTGAAGGCAGCTTGATTGCCTTTGCCGATCTGACCGAAGAACAGGTGATCCAATGGGTTCAAGAAAAGCTCGGCGATGAAGCCGTTGCCAATGTGGAGGCCGCACTGCAAAGTCAGATTGATGAGCAGCGCCAGCCCACCAAAGCTGCTGGGGTGCCGTGGCAGTAAAGGCCAAGACTGGTGTCGGCCGGCTAGACCACAAAGCCGGCCCGCCGAAGACAACCAGCATCGGCTACGGCGCGCGCAGTCGGCCACGCCGTCGCGGTAAGAAGCCTTTGCGGGGGCAAGGTCGGTAGAATAGGTCCATGATCGAGGTCATCGCTGCTATTGCTGGGGCATCGATCTACGTTGCGGCTATGGGCGCAATGGGGTTCAGCAAGCGCAACGACGAAGCCCGTGATGCCGTCATCCGTCTGACCGCGGCAGTGGAGCACATCGCCACGCAGCTCGAGGTCATGCACACCGACATCCGCGCCGATCGGAAGGAGACCTTCTCACGGCTGAATGGGGTTGAGCAACGGGTGACTAAACTCGAGGCAAGACCGTACAGCTGACATGGACCGCATCGCCGACTACATCGCCCTGGTGGTGGCCATCCACGGCCTGGCGCTGGTGATCGTCAATATCACCCCCACACCGAAGGACAACGAAGCGTTGGGCGACCTTTCCCGCATGGTGGTGAAGCTTTACCGCGCCATCGAGATCCTTGCCGGCATCGTTTCCCCCCTCGCCAAGCGTTAAGCAATGGCCAACCCGGCGCCGGTCACGCTTGAGCAGCTGTTTCGCTTCTATCGCGGGCTTCCGCATCAAGCTTCAGCAATCCAAATCCTCGAGCAAGACCTAGCCGTCAACGGGTACGCCGCAGCTATGCGCCGTGACCGGGCCTGGTTCAACATCTGGAGCCAAGACGGCAAGCAGGTCGATTTGGCTGCGGCTCTGAAGCTGATCAAGGACTTTGAAGGCTGCCATCTCGAAGCCTATCCAGACCCGCTTAGTGGCGGCGATCCTTGGACGATTGGCTACGGGACGACACGCTATCAAGATGGCCGCCGCGTCAGTCCTGGCGACAAGATCAACGCCATCGAGGCCGATCTGCTGCTTCGTCGGGAGGTAGACCGCATCGCCGAGAAGCTGCGCGCCACCGTGCCGTTCTGGGTGGCGATGGCCGACCATCAGAAGTGCGCGCTGATCTCCTTTGCCTACAACCTTGGCTCGGGGTTCTACGGCACAACTGGCTTCGAGACGATCAGCCGGGAGTTGCGCGAAAAGGATTGGGCTGCGGTGCCCGATGCCCTGCTGCTTTATCGCAACCCGGGCAGCAACGTCGAGGCGGGTCTGAAGCGCCGCCGCATTGCCGAGGGTGACATCTGGGGCCGTGCCAAGCAGGTCGCTAGCCCGGTCTCTGCTCTGTTCACACCTGAGTCGCCTTTCACCTTCAAGATCACCCCACACATCACCTACGGCGAGTTCGCGCTTGGTCAGGAGGCGCGGCGCTTTCATCACCAGCACCAGTGCGACACCGCGGTGAAGCTGGCGCAGTTCCTCGAGAAAGTCCGCACGCAGTTCGGCGGCAAGCCGATCACGATCACATCGGGCTACAGACCAGCAGCAATCAACCGACAGGTGGGTGGTGCATCAAGCAGCGAGCATCTCTATAACGCGATCGGCGTTGGTGCGGTGGACTTCAACATCATCGGCGCCGACATCAACGCGGTGCAAGCCTGGTGTGACAAAGCCTGGCCATATAGCCTGGGCTACGGCGCACCAAAGGGGTTCGTCCATCTCGGGATTCGCCAGGGCAGCCCTAGAGTCCGCTGGAATTATTGAGCCTGCATGATCATTCCAGACCACGAGATCGCCCGCCTTTGCCAGCAGGCGGCGATGGTGCTGCCATACAACCCCGACCTACAAAACCCCGCCAGCCTTGATGTGCTGCTTGGCGATCGATTGATGATCGAGGTTGAAGATCGGCCCGAGTTGCAGATCCTTGGCATCAGTCACCACACACAGGCGGATCCGTACTGGCTGGCGCCGGGTGAGTTCTGCCTGGCTGAGACCCAGGAGATCTTCAACCTGCCCGATCATGTCGCGGCGCAGTTCGTGCTCAAGTCCAGCCGTGCCCGCGAAGGATTGGAGCACCTGCTCGCTGGCTATTGCGATCCGGGCTGGCATGGCAGCCGGTTGACCCTAGAGCTGCACAACAGCCGCCGCTTCCACAACATCGCGTTGTGGCCTGGCATGAAGATCGGCCAGATGGTGTTTCACCTAATCAGCGGCAAGCCAGAGCGCAGCTACCGCGAAACTGGTCGCTACAACGGCGACCTAGGTGTGACTGCCAGTCGAGGTTGATTCGCGCATCCGATAGATCCGCGCCGGCGCCTCGGCCGGATCGTCTAGGGGGATCATCCGGTAGTCATCGACGCCATGGGTCTCGGCCCAATACTGCGCCGCAAGGTGGGTGGTGAAGGGGCCAACGTGCCAGGGGCCAAGGGCCAAGATGTAGGTCATTTCAGGTTGGGGTTGCGTTCGGCAGCGGTAAGGCTGGGGTGGTCGTCGTCGTCGTCATCCTCGGGCAGATCCTCGGGAATGTCGTCATATTCGGGGTCGAGTTGGAGGCGGCTCATGCGGCGAAAGCCTCAACCTGCTGGCGGTTATACCAGCGGTCACCGTTGCCGGCGCGCTCCACAATTAGCAGCGAGCCCCAGAACTCGATCATCTCATTAAGGGTCAGGCCGGCGTTGTCAAGGATCTGAATGGCGGCGGCGGCGTGGATGAGCATCGGTCCGGTGCGGTTGATGAGATAACTATACACCGCAGACAGCGCACTATGTCGGGCAAACGTGGCCCGTTAACAATCCGTCACACCCAAGGCGATCCGGTCGCGTCCGTTACCGTTGGCCAAGCGGCGGTCATCCCATGCGGGCTCACATCGTCGAGATCACCGCCAAGGTCGTTGTCCGCTCAGACACAGACCCGGATCAGCTGCCCGCTGACATTTATAGCCAAATCTCTGAGTTCATCCGTAACGAGACCGACATCCTCGACCTTTCCGTCGAGTTGTTCACACTCCCAGAGGATCTCAGTGGAACAGCATCACATTGACGAGACCCGGCTGGTCACCCGACGATCAGCCCGCGATCAGATCCACCTGGCCTGGAACTATCGCTGCGCCTATTGCGACGATCCGCTCGGCCGCAGCCCAACACTCGACCATGTGGTGCCAAAGGTCCATGGCGGGCTCACGGTCCGCGAGAATCTGATCTCCTGTTGCTTGATGTGCAACAGCCAGAAGGGGCACAAGGACTGGATCGACTGGTATCGCGCCCAGCACTTCTGGTCCGCTATTCGCGAATGGGCTATCGCTCAATGGTTGGCTGGCGAGATCTAACGCGCCAGCAGGTGGTCCAGATACAGCTCGGCCTGCCATAGGTCGCTCGAGTAGCGGCACATCCCACCAGCGCAGCTGCGGTAATACAGCTCACCGCCATCGGCTGGTTCGAGCGTCTCAATCCATCCGCCATCGCGATCCAAGCGGCTGACCAGCACCGGCTCACTCATGGCCGATCATGCACGAATAGCTCACATCTTGCCGCAAATCGGCCGCCACTCTGGCGCGCCTCTGGAAACTCAAGGTTGCAGCGTTTGCGCGTCGCCTCCCATTGCACACAGTCCCAGCACATCCGCGGCGCCTCAGCTGGGCGGATCCTGGTCAACGCTGCCGAATAGATCGACTGCGCCCGGATCAGTGCATCCTGCAGCCGTATGGCGCCCGTGTCAGCCTCCAGCTGGTGCTCAGCCTTTGGGCCAAGGTTGACCCGACAGTGCCAGGTACGGTCGGCACGATCGCAGAACAGAAGCAGCCGGCCACCGTACAAGCTGATCATTCAAGTTCACCGTGACTCGGCGCGTGATACAACCGCTCCAGCAACATGCTGGTGGGCTCAAGCGAATCCAGCATCTCATCTGCCGGATCAACTACCACAAACATCGCCGGCGATCCCATCTCTTTGACGACCACCAAGCTGGTCCGTGGGCTACGAACCAGCACCCAAAGAGCCAACCGCTCCAGCAGATTCAGATCGAGCAGTTGCATCATGGCTTCAGTTTGCCAAGCAGTCGGTCCACATACCACCGGGCCTTGGCAAGCGATTCTCGGCCGCCTTTGACATGGTGGTTCATGCGCCAGATGTATTTGATGGCGTTGCCCTTGCAGTATCCCCGGAACTCCTCCGGCGTCAGCGCTGCCTCGATCGCGTCAATGCACTCAATCCCGCCCTGCCGGTAGTGCTCTGGGTTGACTGGATCAGCCATGGCTGGCCACCTCCAGTTCAGAAGCAAGCACGGCCGCAGAGCGCAGCATCGTGCTCAGCTTGATCGGTTGCATGTTGCGGCCGGTGGCATAGCGAACGGCCCATCGCAGACCCATCGAGATGTTGCCATCCCCAAGGCGTCTGGCGGCCTCGATCTCCTCGCGGCTCATGCGCACATTCACCGTGAAGTTGCGCCCCTTGCCATTGGGGCGGCGGTCGTTGGCGTTGGCC